GTGGTTAAACTGGCTGTTATAAAGAGCAAGAAGTTTATCCCACAGAATCTTTTTAGCACCGCTTCTCGCATAGTCAATATAGTTATATTCATCCTCTGTAAGATTACCGCGCTCAATGGCAGATTTTATCTTATCGAGCTCAGCCATCCATTCCGATTCGGTGATTTTAGCGTCAGACATTATTCCTCCCTATATAGCGGGCATTCATAAATAGGAGCAGTAATCCCCGCCTCAATACAAACGGCATATAATAAGTTTGCTACGGGACAATTACCTTCTGGTGTTCCGGGCTTAAACCATACGCAATTACTATGGCATAAACAATTGTCCCTGTGCTTACCTTTTAATTCTTCTATTACCGAGACTTCTCTGCCGTGATGATGATACTTTACGATTGACATTATTCCTCCTTGTTTTGTAAGAAAAACTACCCTATTTTTCTTACAGTTTAACCGATGGTGTGCGCTCTATATTCCATATCTTTGACCGAACGTAGATTGGGTCCTCGTCACCTGCTTTAACTATTAAACCCCCGAATTGGGGTGTAGTCATTCTACCACCGGCTATTCTGTGAATTAGGGGCGTCTTCAACTGCCACCCTGGGGTTACAGAACATATACCGTATCCTGTGCGGGTAGGAACCTCAACCTGAATTGCACGATGACGATGTGATCGAATAATTACGTCCGGTGCGCGTTCATCCCACCGCCCTGCTTCCGAGAAAGCGTTTGCAAGCTCTGACATTGGGGCTGAGGACTCATAGGCAGTTGAACCAGTAGTTCCTATATGGTGTGTGGCATGGATTAGACCTTCTCCCATCTCTATCCACATAAGCCATCTAGCGTAGTTTAGGTTTTTTTCTGGTGTCGTATTTGGGAAAAGTCTTTGTATTTCACTGATATCTCCGGCATTAAGGTCTTGCGGGATTGCCCCAAGTTCCTTAGCCAGTATTTCTTCATTCTGACCCGATTGCCCTACATGAGCTTCTGTCCCTCTAATCATATAGAAGTTACCGGAACACTGGGCTACAATGGGTTCTAAAATACGTCTAGCGATTTCTTTCTGGTCATTAAGGTTATGAGATATTTGTGTTGTGGAATTATGGTGTACCCCATCTGTACTATCGCCATTAATAAGCACAGCGAACGGCTCGTTACGTGTTACCATTGGAACCCAGTCTCTCCAAAATGAAGCCCACCAGTCCCACACTTTGATTTGTAGGTTTGACGGGATATAGTATCCTCCGCCATCTTTAGGTTGCGGATTGGGTGGGCATAGACCGAACTGGCATCCAGAATGTAAATCTGATACAACTACTAAATTTCTAATCTCTGGCGCATTACTCTTCTCGTTCTTCATATAACCTCCTTAAAGTTCTGTTAGAGTGCGCATAAAGTATATATAATTATATGCTATTAGGGATGAAAAGTCAAGGACTATTTTAGATTATTTTGACTTTATCCAATAGCCATTTGCCCATTGGTCATACTTCCTTGTACCAAATTCATAAACATTACCACCTGGGTATATTTTTTTGTGAAAAGTCCTAAATTTCGTTTCAGCTTTATTGCCGATAATGGCAATCACGGGATATTCTTTAAGCCCGAATAGCGCATTAGACACTACGACAACATCACCAACCTCTAGGGACGCTTTCATATCCTAATCTCCTCTCCCCTGTGTTTCTTTGGCGGGTATACTCGGTTTAATCTGCTATTACATAACGGGCAACGTCTTGACTTGTTTGGAACATATTTAAGCTGTGTTTGAGTTGATAGAAACGTCCTGTCACAGACAAAGCATTTATAGTACCGAGATATTTTCATTTCTCCTCCTTATATTTCGTTTGCGTAAACAGCTTTGATTTCCTCTGGTTGGATGCACAAATATTCCAAAGTCTCCTTCTCATTTGAATGATTAAAGCACCTCATAAGTAACGGTAATTCTACTTCATAATATACTCTCTGTTGATACCCCCAAGTTTTCCGAAGAGTATGGCTGCCGTAATTACCCTTTAATCCGACCTCTTTACACCAACTCTTTACGAGAGCATGAACCGCAGATGGTTTAATTGGGCCGCGTTGACCGAGAAAGAGTGATTGGTTGCAAAGTCTATGGGATTTCCATAACCGCCATTCTTTGTCGATTAGCTCTTTAATTGCTTTTATGCATGATTCATTGAGATTAATCCTACGGAGTTTCCCTGTTTTTTTCTCTTTAAGGACTACTTCATCCATAGGTTCTAAGTTAACCACTTGCTCAACGGTTAACCTACACAGGTCGCTTGCCCGTAAATTAGTGTTAATGCCGAGCGTGAACAGACAGTAATTCCGAGGACTATCAGATAACATTACCTTAATAGCCCGAATATCCTCTGGACGCTTAATAGGGTCTACTCGGGTACTCATGCCTTTCTTTGGTGCGTTGCTGTTATGACCTTTTGGCATTGCCATTTGCTTCCTCCTTATAAATTAAGTTCCATTTGCCTATTATATAAAAAGTTATTACGAATAGTTTCTTTAAATCCAAGTATTCTCATACACCCCAACTCTGCTAATTTACAGCGTTCCTTATCTGTAAATTTATATCTATTATTTATTTTAGCCCTCCTTTTCTCAAAAACCCTTATATAAAACTCCTCAGAATGCTCATATCTAACACGCTCAATAATGAGAATACCTGCCTTTTCTGGAATTAATGCTATATCTTTTTCCATATAGTCTGGGATTGCAAAAGATAATCGGCTTATCTTATCGTTTCTATGACCGTGCCATTTTTTTAAGTCCGCTTTTAAATCAGCCCGGGATGTCTTTATCTCAATTTCATGCCCGTAATTATTTTTAGACATAACAAATAAATCACATTCGTGCATAAACCCCATACCCCAGAAAACATTCGGAACTATTATGTTCTGTCTAATATTAAGATGTTGCATTAACGCTATTTCAATATCAAGGATATTAAGTTTTTTCATACCACGCCTTTTAAAGTGATTAATCTACTAAATCATTCCTTATACAAGTCCTAAAAATCTCATTATTCTCTGACTCATTAGGATTGTCTGATAGCCCATCCCACCCACCAAGACTACCGCCGTATACCTCAGTAGCGGCTACATCGTTTAATATTTTAACTACACCCATTAAAGTAAGCGTGTACGTTACAACCTCTCCTTCCTTGGTCGGGTTTGGCAAAAAATACTGTTCTACACATTCTTTATCTGTCATAGCTTCTCCTTGTTGAAGTGATTAACTTTATTTATTATACACTGTCAAACTCAAATATGCAAGCGTTATTTTAATAAATACGCTTATTTCATAAATATTGAAAATAATCCTTGACAAAACTGTAAATATACCATATAATTATAGGACAATGATTTACAGTGCGATAAACTAAGCGTAGCGATAGGAGTTCGATATGCTCCACAAATTAAATTTAAAACAAAATAACTATTATAATAATAGGCGCAGGCTCTATCCATGTTTCGGCTATGATAGACAACTTACTACGTTAAGTTGCGCACACCTGCGCCTTTTTTATATTAGAGGTGTATTATGAGTAAGCGAGAGTTTAAGTTAGCTCCAAATGTATTAGATTTTCTTAATGAGTGTTCTAAAGAGGTCGGAAAAGCAGAAGCAGATTATTTTAATTATGATACTTTTGATAGAGTCACAAGCGACACCGATAATTCACCGATAGAGCATCTTTTTTACATAGCAATAAGAACAATTATAAAGCTTAATGGCTTTAATATGAGTGGGCCTAACTGTATCTTGGCAGATTTCTCATCTAAGAAAAAATGGGTTGATTATATGCCGGATGGTATTGATATTTCGCCTCAATATAAAATTGGAGAGTATAGGGCTGACTTTAAAATAACATACTTCAATAAAGGATTTGTTTTAAACAAGGAGAATATAGAAAATAACGATGGGAAAAAAGTTCTCGTTGAGTGTGATTCTCAACAATTTCACGAAAGAACAGAGGCAGAAAGAAGATACGAGAAGAAAAGGGATAGATTTTTTCAGAAAAAAGGTTATGATGTTTTACATTATACCGGAAAAGAAATAAAAGACGACCCAATGGCTATTGCATTAGATGTTATATCGTATATCACTGGAGAAGATAAAGAGAATCTTTCAGTAGATAGTAATATAAAGGAGGAATAGCCATCAAGTGGTATAAACATATATCGGACAGTTTAGATGACCCATTTGTGAGCGGGTTGATAGAAAATTATGGCGGTGACGGATACCTTGTTTTTTTTGGAGTTCTTGAGATGATGGCAAGGGAATTTGATATAGATAACCCTGGAATATCAACATTTTCCCGCAAGTTTTTAAAGAAAAAACTGCAAGTTTCTGGGCAAAAAATGGCAAAAGTTTTTACTTTCTGTGAAATAAACAACCGATTTATCGTCACCTATACAGAGAGAAATATAACAATTAACTGCAATAAATTAGCAGAGTTGTGCGACACATGGACGAAAAAATTACTACGAAGTAAGATTGAAGTATCTTCACCTCAAAGAGATAAGAAGAAAGAAGTAAGAGAGAAGAAAGAAAATAACAAAGACATATACCCTGTGATTTTTTCCTCATGGAACCAACAAAAGATTATCGTACACAAGAAAATAAATGATAAAATGCGACAAAAGATGAATACCGCAATAAAAGATTATGGGGCAGAAGAGATATTAAAGGGAATATGTAATTACGGAAAAATATTTAAGTCAGATAAACATTATTACTCTCACCGATATACGCTTGAGGATTTTTTACCCAGAGCTTTAAAGAACTTTGTGGATGAAGCATTGCCGTTTGATACCTATAAAAACAGGGATAGTAATAAAAAACAATCACCATCGAATGAGCCGCCACCTCGAATAATGCAAGGAGGGGAACCATACCAAAATGAACGAACTAAATGATATTCCGAGCGCAAAGAAATATGAACGAGCAGTTTTAGGAAGTATGCTGTGGGATATCTCCGCAGTAGAGATAGCTATTGAAAGATTAGAGCCTTCTTGTTTCTACGACCCTAACAATGAGATGATTTTTAATGCTATGTGTGAGTTATATGAAAAAAACTCAGGGATTGATTCTTTGACTATTGAGGCTGTGCTGATTAATAAGGGTCAATTAGAGCAAGTTGGCGGGTCGGTATTTATAGCAGGAATAAATTTAGAGACTAATTCTGCGGCGAATGCGAATTGGTACTGCGATGTTCTGGTAGAGTATAATGAGCGTAGAAAATTATTATTACTCGGGAAGAATTTAGTAAGCCTTGCTGCTGACGATTCAGAGAAGAGTGAAGATATAATGGAAAAGATACAGAATAATCTGAATAAAATAGGTGGCAAAAAAGATAAAGGGTATAGACTGCTAAAAGAATTATTGCCGGAAGCGTATGATAATATTGTTAAAACAAGGGAAAGTAACAGCACTATAGGGATATCGTGCGGAATAAGCTCTATTGACAAAGCGATAGGGGGTTTTAATAATAATGAATTAATTGTGATTGGAGGCAAGACTTCTCAGGGAAAGACAGCAATCGCGCTTGATATTGCAATGAATGTGGCGAAACAGAATATACCGGTTGTTTATTTCAGCCTAGAAATGTCGTGTAACGATATAGCAAAAAGATTAATAAGCAAAGAATCACCTGCCGAGATATCAAATATACAGTATCGGAAATTTGAATCTAAAAAAGAGGAAGGTTTGTTTTGGAGTACGGTATCTGATGGATGTAAAAGACTGAGTAAATATCCTATTATTATTGACGAAACACCCGCTATAACTCTGAATAAACTGCAATTAAAGATTGAGAAATGCGTTCGTGAATACGGCGTGCAGATGATTATAATAGATTATCTTCAGTTAATAAGAGGCACTAATCCTAAAGATAGGCGATTAGAGGTAGAGAGCATAACAAGGGCGTTAAAGCAGTATGCAATGCACTATAAAATACCGGTGGTGGCGTTATCTCAACTTTCAAGAGGAATAGACCATCGGGGAGAAGAGCATCGTCCTGTTCTTGCAGACCTTAGAGAATCAGGGAGTATTGAACAGGATAGCGATATTGTGATGTTCGTTCATAACGCTTCAGCGGAACAGAAACAGAAATATGAAGTTAATAGCGATGAAGGGTGTGAGAACATTCGGGAACTTATTGTCAGGAAAAACCGGAACGGAGAGTGTGGTACAGTATTACTGTACTGGAAGGCTGAATACGCAAGTTTTTATGGACTGTATGATAGATAAAATATATAGCAAATACCACAGGGGTGGCGAGTGATTAAAACTTATAAATATTTCTGCCCGAGATGTTGCTGTAGAGCTAAAGAACACCACACGTTTATGGGCTATAAGGATAAAACAGACGAATATAAAGAGAAGTTATCACGTCTTTGTATCAACTGCCATAACAAGGTTGTGGGGATAAAATGAAAGTATCTGTTGACAAAAATCGGAGGACAGTGTATAATATTAAGGGGCTGTGTTTGACGGGATGACGGACACCCATATAAAAACGGCTGTCAAGGTTGCCCACCAGTCTGACAAACGGGTCAGCCCCTTTATAACCACATATATGTGTAAATTACCATAATTTTAAAGGAGGGAAGAAACATGCCAGGCTTAACAATTAATTTAGTAAATACCAAAAAAAGCGAGCTAGAGAAAGAAATTGGCATCTTATTGGACGCATTTGAAAAAGAAACAGACGTTCTAATTAATGAAGTTGAGTCGAACAGAGCCCACGCCAAAAGGGTTGTTGTTTATACAAAAAACCCAATTAATTAGTATCTATAATGGGGCTGTGGCTCTGAAAGACGGGCACGTGGGCGCCAGTAGGCGTTTGGGTCATACGGTGACGCCGGTGTAACGGTTTCTGCCAGCCCCTTAAATTAATCAGCGGTGGTTTTGGATATTGTGTGTAATGCGGATTATAACGAGAGCCAATATCACCGCTTAACAAAAACCAAAGGGAGGAAGTAAAATGTGTAAAGACTCAGGAGTTGCTAAAGCACCTCAGAAAGAATTATTTTCAGCAGAAGTTAGACAAAATTCATCTGATTTGGTTCAAAACGCTATTTCTCTAAGAGTCAAGGCGGAGAATATAACGGGTAAAATGATGGGAGAGGAGCCAGCAGAGGTTGCTCCTGATAGTAAATCTCCTGCAGACGGCGATTTACATACAACAAACTCACACATAAACTTAATAAGGGAGATTCTTAATGGCATCAATAAAACTCTTGATAGGTTTTAACAGCATTGGTTAAAGTAGACTATATTAGGGGGTGAATTATCACCACCTATCAAAAACCAAAGGAGGAAGTAAAGATGTGTAAAGAAGCCGGCCGTGAAAAATATTGGTCAGAAATTGACAATACGGAGAAAATTGAACGGATTCGCAGAGCAGTAAAAATGCAGTCAGATCAGCTGAATGGCATTGAACGCAAAATAGACAAACTTATACAACACGAACACGGGGCCGAGGGTAAGGTACTTGTTAAATTCCATGACCCATCATATCCACAGGCAATGTCAAAGCGTGGTGCGAAGAATGATGATGTATTTATGTAAGGAATAGCCCTTATTTAAAAGGAGACCATATTAAGGGGTGCATTGCCGCTTAGGAAAAATAGCGATAAGCCATAAACGGCTCTCCTTTCGCGCTATCACCCCTTTTAAAACAGGAGGAAGTAATGGTAATAGGTAAATTCTCTTTAATTACCAATAATGGGCATAAAAGGCAAACAAAAGTATCTATTAATCTTGATACTATATCTTATTGGTGTGATTGGCAAAAGGAAGATGTGTTAGCTAGTGAAATCCATTTTATTGGGAGGAATAGTATTCTTGTTGATAGAAAAGAGTTTGAAAATAAAATAAAATCTACCGAGGAGAAGTAGTGTCACAAAAACATTTCTATACATGCGATGTCCCTGGGTGCGGTTATGCAAGTCCTGTAAAGTTTGATTCTGTTATTGAATTGAGGTATGGCAATCATATAAAACTAACAATTGACCTCTGCCATAAACACGGCACACACGCAAAAATGCAGAAATACCAAGCAAAATTATTAGAGATGATAAAGGAGGAAGCATGAAATCATATATATATGGGATACTGGGAGGCGCAATAGCTGTATGTTTAATATTAGGCATTATGATTTATTCCGCATGGAGAGACGTAAGCTATGATATAGCAGATATCTATATTCCTAATGAACCGAATATTATCTTTGGTGATACTTTTTACTATGACGCGGGCTATTCTACAAAAACCCATGAGGATAGCACTTCGGGGCTGTTAGAAGCTGCGGAGCGGACGCTTGAAATAACTGACGATGATTTGGGTGGACTCACCGCGGGCATGGATGCCGTGAAAGCCGAGTGGACTGATGATATTGTGATGGAGGGAACATGGGAGTATGGACAGCATGACGAAGAAGTAATTGTCAGATATATCGAAAACAGAATACGGGCAGAAATAAGGGAGGAAGCAAAATGAATAAAAAAACTAAAATAAGCATAATTAAGAAAAATGTGTTAGCATATGAAAATAATTTAGGCGAACTTGGCGGAGACTTTTATTTACCAGAGGTTAGGTTTTTAATGAAGCAATTCGCAGAACTGTGCGATATATTAGAGGAAATAGAATGACTGACCTATATAAACCATTCAGCACACAAATTAAGGAGTGTATTAAAGAAGGTAACTGTAATGAGGTTAAATCAGAACCTTATAATCGGGGATACCCAGCGAATATTATGTGGTGCAAGAAGTATAATATCCAGTGTATGAGTGGAGTCTGTCTTGATAAAAGAGTCAGGGGAATAAACCCGAGAACGGGCAAGAAAGAGAAGGGGAAGAAATGAGTCAAAACGAGAAAAGAAAACTCAGACCAAACGTTAGATTCGTTAGAACTTCTTGCCCTAATTGCTGTGGTAGAGGATATATCTACGTTCAAGAACCGAGTCCTGAATATACCGACAGCGTTAAATTAACCGAAAAGCAGGTGAAGGATATTACATGAACAATAATGTTGTTAAGAAAGAGGTAACACTTCCGTATAAATTCATTGCGAGAGATTATCAAAGGAAACTATCAAATTCAATTAAAGTAGGGTACAAGAGATGTATCGCGGTGTGGCATAGGCGCGCAGGGAAAGATAAAACCTGTATAAATGTTATGGCGGAACAAGCGTGTCAAGTAGTAGGGTCATATTATTACTTTCTGCCAACGTATGCCCAAGGGAAAAAAATCATCTGGGACGGCATGGATAAGGCTGGATTTAAGTTCTTAGACCACTTTCCCCCAGAGATGATAGTCGGCAAAAACAGTACAGAAATGAAATTAACACTAAGGAACAACTCAATATTCCAAGTAGTAGGAACTGATAAATTTGATGCTATTATGGGAACGAACCCAATAGGCTGTGTATTCTCTGAATATTCTATTCAAAACCCTATGGCATGGCAATATATAAGACCAATCTTAGTTGAAAATTCCGGATGGGCAATATTCCCGTATACGCCCCGAGGGATGACGCATGGCTATGAATTATATAATACAGCTAAAAAGAACCCACATATTTGGTTTTCTGAGTTATTGACAATTAGAGACACTGGAGCTGTTACAGAAGAGGATATTGAGCAAGAACGCGCGGGGGGAATGCCAGAAGACCTTATCGAACAAGAATTTTTCTGTAGTTGGAATGCATCTCAGAGTAGGCAATTCATTCCGTTTAGTTTAGTCAATGCCGCGGTTAGTAGAGAGCTTAAATACCCAAATTACCAGTATGCTCCGGTAATTATGGGGGTTGATATAGCACGGTTCGGAGATGACAAAAGTGTTATCTGTGTAAGGAAAGGGCTGAAAATCCTTGAAATAAAGAAGTACCAGAAATTTAATACAATAGAAATGGCGAGACATATCGCGGTTACACAGGATGAACATGAGGTGGGCTATACTTATATTGACGTGGGTAACATGGGCGCAGGCGTGGTTGACCATCTTAAAACAGCTATGGGGAGACATTGCACGGAGGCAAATTCAGGAGAGAAAGCAGACGACAAAGCAAAGTATTTTAATAAACGTGCTGAAATGTGGGGCAGGATGAGGGATTGGCTAAAAAATGCCGATATACCCGATGACACTGAACTTATTGCTGACTTGACAAATCCCGAATATGATCCAAACGGTAAAGGTCAAATAGTAATAGAAACAAAAAAACACATGAAGGGCAAACAGAGAAATCTACCATCACCAGATGTGGCAGAAGCCCTATTACAAACATTCTATGAGGAAATTATGGGCGATGACGATGATTTTGATGTGACTGAGGAACGTGAGCGTAATAAATATTCAAAGGGTGAGGATAGACGGGCTAACGTAGATGAAACCGGATATTAAGGGAGGTCAAATGGAACGTGAGACTGAAACGATAAATACGTCAAGGATTCGTAATATTAGAACGTGGAAGCGGGTTGTTGATGTAATGTTCGGGCGTGGATGTATGTATGAGGATAAGTCGTGTTGTCAGATTAAATGTCATTGTATAACGTGTTGGACTGACTATATCAAGCAAAACAAAGAGAGGTTTAAATGAGGATATTTAATTTTTTTAGAAAATACTTCTTGCTTTTTTTTAGAAAAGGTGTTATAGAAGAGGATAAAGTTAATTACATATCTAAAGAGAGGGATGCAAACATGTCGAAGAAACTCATTATCATCTTACTAATTGCGGTGTTATTCCAGTCATGCGGTTATGGACTCGTTAAAAATACTACACCTACTCCGGCAGTAACACAGACTCAACCGCAAATTCAACCGCAACCACAAACAATTTCGCCACAGGAATATCTTGCAAATCCAGACAAAGGCGTACATTTCCCCCAGATTCCTGTTATCGGATATATTTATAAGAATAAACTTGAGATTGGTGAAAACCTGTATGTGAGGCGGGCAGATGGTGTTTATTACGTTTTTGAGTTCACTACGGCGGGGAATATACGAGTAGAGCCAACTCCTACGCCGTTAATAGAGCCTGTTGAGGGTGAACCAGACAGTACCGATACTATGGAGGAATAGACTGTGCGTAAAGAAATTGATGTTTTTGCCGGTGATATGGTATCGCCTAAAATAGCCACATCAGTTAATATGGTGGTTGAAAAAGTTAAATATATCAGGAAAGAAAAAGGTGAAATGGCAGACGAGAATCCCCATGTTACCTGTTATTGGTTTAATGACGGTCGTACAATACAGCATAATGACTTTCGGGGAGATGAATTGTGTGCAATAGGCGGCAATGAAACGATATTAATGTTCAGAGAATAATATGAGGTGAAGAATGATAGAAGATATAGCGGCTGTAGAAGAAGAAAGCGTTGCTCCAGAAATCACGGCGGAACAAGCAGAGCAATACGAGAAGAATATCTATGAGCAGATGATGGAAATGACCAACATCGCCACCAATAAGAAATTCTTTAACGAAGAAAAACTTAATCTTATTGCTCGAACGGTTATTGAGGAACACGATATCGACAAAGAAAGCCGCGCAGAATGGGAACTCCAGACAGAAAAGGCAGTTAAACTTGCCAAGATGATTCCTACTCCAAAGGCATTTCCATGGAAGAAAGCCGCGAATATAATGTATCCTATCATTGCTCAGGCGGCATTACAGTTTGCATCCCGAGCGTCTGCAAATCTTATTAAAGACGAACAGATTGTCAAGGGCAAAGTAGTTGGTGCTGACCCAGAAGGAGAAAAAAGGAAGAGAGCCGACAGAGTAGGCGCACACATGAGTTACCAGATTCTCGAAGTAATGGATGGCTGGGAAGATGGCATGGACAGGCTTTTAATGGTTCTTCCTATTGTCGGGCTTGCTTATAAGAAAACGTTCAAAAACTTTGTTAATGGCAAGAATGTATCTGAATATTACAGCGCAGATGATGTTGTTGTTAATTACTGGGCAAAAAGCCTTGACAGCGTAAACCGTATAACTCACGTATACACGCTGTACCCGAATGAAATTGTAGAAAGGATAAATGCGGGGACATTCATTAAATGGGATTTTGGTAATGCCCAGACAGATGAAGATGACAAAAAGAAAGGCAAAAACGACAACAATGATAAAGACGCATCTCATACATTCTACGAACAGCATCGGTGGCTTGATGTAGATGATGACGGATATAAAGAACCCTATATCGCCACAGTCCATAAACAAAGTCAGACTACCGTCAGAATAGTTGCACGATGGGATATTGACGGAATTAAGGAAGACAAAAAAGGCAAACTCATAAGAATCGAACCAGTCCAATATTTCACGGACTATAGGTTCTTACCTCCTATTGACGGTTCATTCTACCCTATCGGGTTCGGAATACTTCTCAGCAATAGCAATAAAGTCGTAAATACAACCCTCAACCAACTTCTTGATGCCGGAACGCTAAATAATCTTAGCGGCGGTTTCGTAAGCCAGAAAGTTGCGCTTAAAGCCGGAAGAGAAGGCGGTAATCTTGAGTTTGAAATCGGTGAATGGAAAGCGGTAAACCATAGAGGTGAGGATTTAAGCAAATCGTTCTATAAAATCCCTACGAACGAACCCTCTCTTGTGCTGTATAATCTCCTTAACCTTATGATTGATTCAGCAAAGGAGTTCTCTTCATCCACAGATTTAATGGCAGGGAAACCTCCTCCTGCTGGCGTACCCGCGACAACGACACTCACAATGCTTGAACAGGGATTAGCTACAACGACATCCATATACAGGCGTATTCACCGCTCACTCAAAAAAGAGTTTAAGAAGTTATTCAGATTAAATAAACTGTATCTCAGCGATATAGATTATTACCGCGTTCTTGACTCAACTGAGGCGATAAGTGTTGATGATTACAATACCGATGATTGTGATATAGTTCCTGTAAGCGATCCCGAGGTTATTACAAATAGCCAGAGAAGACTCAAGGCGCAGGCATTAATGGAACTTGTAGATGGGGGCAAGATAACCGACCAAAAAAGAAAAGATATAATTACCAGACGTTATGTGGAAGCACTCGGCATTGACGATCTTGATGAGCTATTCCCCGATAACCCTAAGCCGCCGCCCCCGACCCCAGAAGAACAGATGGCACAAAAAGAGATGGAAATAAAAGAGAGAGAGATTGCCGCAAAAGAAAAAGAGGTGGATATAAAGGCTAAAACCGCTGAATTTGAAAACGAGAAGTTAAGACAGGAAGCCCTGAAAGCAGCCGCAGAAGCCAATAAAGCCAACGAAGAGGCGAGAAATGTAAGCGTAGAGGCACGACTTGACGAGATAAGCCGCGAACTCACAGCGAAAGATGGAGTTAACAAAGGGCTTATGCAGACTCTTAAAAAACTTATAATGGGGAAGAAGAGCGATGGCGAAAATACTGAAAGTTGATAAAGCTCATCACGAAGACTGGTTAGCCCAAGATGAAACACAGAAGTTAATTGAACTTATTAAGTCAATGCAATCCGAAAGTTTAGATAACCTCGCTGACGGTAGTGCCTATGAATCAGGGAATGCGATTAAAACACACGAAAACATGACGAGAGATATATCCTTTAAAGATTGCCTTGATGAGGTAATAGATGTTATAATGACATACGATACTTGGGAATAATATGAGCGAAAAGTCTTTAAAGAAGCGTAAAGAAATGGTTAGAAAGTTTGACGACATGATAAAAGACTACAACGATAGTAGAAAAACTGGGAAGACTACGGTTATTCTATGTTTTAGTGAAGGTAATGTAGCATCATGCAGTATAAGTCACGAAAGCACGTTTCTTAAATGAACAAAAATGGAGGAAGCAAATGGAGAAGCCGGTAATAACAAGGGACATGACACTGGAGGAAATGGAAGCAAAGCTAAAAAGATTAGAAGAAAAACTCGGAGAACCTGTCGGGTGGAGAATATTAATAAAAATGCCCAGAGTAAAGGATGTTTCGGAACATGGCATAGCCCTGCTTCCCGTAACAAAAGAAAGACTGGAACTCAATCAGGCGCGGGGTATCGTTGTTAAGATGGGACCCGGGTGTTATGCAGACAAAGACAGATATACTGAAGGTCCGTGGTGTAAGCAATGGGATGTCATAGACTTTGTTCTACATGCGGGAAGAGAAGTAAAGCAAGACCCTGACGTATACAGGTATATGAACGATGAAGATGTACTTGGTTATATACCGGATGAAAAATAATTTAAAAAAACACTTGACAATAACTAAAATTTAACATATGTTCCTTTTCCAAAGGTTACTGATAACGCTTTAATTAACGTGATTCAAGTCCTGAAACAAGACATTACAAAGGTTACTGATAGCACTTCAAGGCAAGAGAAGTGTGATTCAAGTCCGAATGTATTAGACTGAAAACCTATTAAGATAGGCAGTCAATCATTCGGGCTTTTTTTTGTTTAACATTAGAAAGGAGCCAAAGATGGCTGGAGAACCGGTAGTAGTGGATGGTATTGAGTATACCCCAGAAGAACACGCAGAGATGGAAAAGATAACGGAAACTCTCTTAGACACAAGAGAAAAATCGTTTGACGAAAAAGAAGAGAAAGAGGCAGAAGCAAAGAAAGCAGCAGAAGACGGCACAAAAGGTGACGATGAAAAAAAAGAGAAAGAACCCGAGGCTAAAAAAGAAGTAGCCGACGAAAAGGAAGTTGAACCAGAAACAAAGAAGGACGAGGACGCTCCCGCCGTAACCGAGCAAACGAGCGAGGAAAAAATTAAAGACGAGGCATACGAAGCACTTGCCCGTACAATGGGATGGAGACCTAAAGATGAGTTTGACGGTGGAGAAGGCAAAGAGTTTATAGACGCTAAACAGTTTATTCTCAATGCACCTGAAATAGCTCACAGCGCGAGAAAGGAAAATAAGCGTCTCGCAAAAGAAGTAACTGATATTAAGAAAATTTTAGTATCACAAACAAAACACCAAAACGCATTATTCGATGCGAGATACAAAGCTGAACTTGATAAACTAAAAGAAGACAAAAAAGAGGCTATCAGGGCAGGCGAAGTTGAAGAAGTCGAGCAAATAGAAACCAAAATAGAGGAAATACAAAAAGAAGCAGACAGTACCAAGACAGAGGAAACACCAGAAGTAGACCCTCTTATTGTCGAATGGCAAGACAAGAATACTTGGTATACCACTGACGGACCCAAAACAGCATACGCAAATGCAATTATTGATAAATGGGAAAAATCCGGAGGTGCGCACGATGAAGATTTACTTAAACTGATAGATAAGGAGATGGAGGTATTCTCTCCTAAAGAACCAGAAACCAAGGCTGTTGAAGAACCTAAGAAAGAAGAAGAAAAGAAGGCTGAAGAACAGAAGAAAAAACAGCCACAAGTCGCAACAGTGGAAAGCACTGTTAACCAAAACAAAACAAACACAGCCAAGAAATTTACATACGAAGACCTAAGCGCAGAAGCAAAACGAGTCTGCGATAACATGGTTGATGCAATCGAAGGATATTCGAGGCAAGAGTATGTCGATGAATTGGTTGAGACAGGAGTATTAAAATAATGGCAAACAAGAGACCTGGAGTAGCGGGTAGAGGCAACAAAGCCACTACAAGACAGACAAGAGTTCCAGTAGCACAGCAAGACAAACTGAAATACGACCAACGAGAAGGCTTTGCGAGAAGAGTTGTCAATGATGTTGATGACGGGCAAAATGTAAAAATGTATGAAGCCGCCGGTTGGACAAAAGTAACCGCACCAAATCAAGACCTTAGAGAAGACTCTGGGGGTGAAAGCCAAATGGGAACGGAAGTAAGACGTTCTGTTGGTGGCGGAAGGTCTGCTGTTCTTATGGAAATTCCTGAGAAGTTGTTTAAGGCAGATCAAAAACTAAAACAAGACAATATTGACAAAAACGAAAGGGGTTTGGTTAGAAACAAGAAAGACGGAATCGACGAAGATTCTGGTGCTTATGGCGAAGTTACCATTAAGCGCTAACCACACGCTTACGTTTTTATAATAAGGAGATTTTTTAAATGGCAAATGTAGATAGAGTTAACGGGCTTATACCCGTTCAGCACATCAGCGGTGGGCCTTGGAGTGGGCAGACCATGAAAATGTATCATGCCGCAGGAACTACCGTAACGCACGATTTATTCCCTGGCGACCCAGTGATTATGAGTTCGTCTGGTGATGCCGATGGTATTCCCAGTGTTGTGAAAGCTACACTCGCATCCGGCAATGATACTTGCGGTGTTATTGTAAGTATTGACCCCGATGCAGACAATCTCTCAAGAACATGGATTGACGGAGCATCCGCAGGATACGTTAACGTCTGTACTGACCCCGCAACAATTTATGAGGTTCAGGCTAACGAAGCACTGGCTGTAACTGATATAGGCCAGAACTGTATTCTTATTCAGACTAGCGCAGGTAGCAGAACTACAGGCGCATCAGGAATTGAGTTAGATGCTTCTGAAGTTGGCAGTACCGCAGGCGATATGTGCAAAATTCTCGGATTTGTTCAACGAGCAGATAATTCGGTAGCAGCAGATGTTAAGGTTCTTGTGAAGCTCAATAACCACCAGTTTGCTGACCAACACGCAGGCGTCTAAGTAGTAGAGAACTAAAGAAACAAATATATGATTCTTAACTAATACAATAATAATTTTAAAAGGAGCTTAATATGCCTGCTATTTCCACAGGTAATTTTGGCAAACTCCTATGGCCGGGCGTGAACACTATCTACGGCGCCGAGTATAAAAAATACGGCATGGAGTATAAACAAATCTTTACAACCAGTCCTTCGACTAAAAAGTTTGAAGAGGATGTCGGTGTAACATCATTCGGGCTTACTCCGGTGAAAGCCGAAGGAAGCGGAGTTAGTTACGACACGCAGAAACAGGCGTTCGTAACACGTTATACCCATGTCACTTATGGGCTTGGTTTCATAGTAACACGCGAAATGTATGATGACAATCAGTACGAACAACCTGTACTGAATCGTGCGTCTGCACTCGCTTTTTCAGTATACACTACACGGGAAACCGTTGCCGCTAATATTCTTAACCGTGGATTTAATGACAGTTATGTTTATGGTGACGGTGTTGAGTTGTTTTCCTCAGCTCACCCGAACGCATCCGGTGGAACGTGGAGAAATGAATTAACAACTTCGGCTGACCTTTCCGAAGCCTCTCTTGAGCAAGCCTGTATCGACATAAGCAAGCTCACGAACGACAGAGGATTGACAATCGCGGTAAAACCGATGAAACTTCATATCCCTGCTGACCTTGATTTTGAGGCGGGAAGAATTCTCAAATCGCAGTTACAGAGCGGTGGAGCCAATAACGATATCAATGTGTTAAGGGCTACTGGAAAATTCCCGGGCGGAGTTCATGTTAACCATTACTTTACCGATACCAAAGCTTGGTTTATCGGCACGGACTGCCCCACTGGTATGAGGCATTTCGAGCGGTGGACAGATAGATTCAGTCAGGATAATGATTTCGATACTGACAACGCTAAGTTCAAGACTGTAGCCAGGTATTCCTTCGGAGCGACTGACCCTCGGGCTATGTTTGCCAGCGAGGGTAGTTAGTCCAATAGAAACAAGTACTTAGGTAGTATATAATAGCATTTTCCAGACCAATAGGAGGTAGTAATGAAGTGTTCAAAATGTGGTGAAGTAACAAGACTCGTCCAGAATAAAAATCTTTGTGAGGAGTGCTATAAAAAGTCATTAAAGCGCAGGGTATACAAGATTCAAAAATGTGTGTTCTGTGGAGAAGAGAAGCCGATAGCGGCACATGGCTTGTGTAGGTCTTGTAATTCAAGACGAAACAGAAATGGCACACCGGAATATACCAAAGTAAGAAAAGTTTGTTCAGTAGAAGGCTGTGAAAAAATTTCTGTCGCAAAAGGATTATGCAATATGCACAGGGCACGATGGAAACGTCACGGACATCTAGGACAAACAAGACCTGCTGGGTGGGGGTCGAAGGAGAAACATCCTTTACATAGCATATGGACATGGAGAAAAAGGTCTATAGATTATATTTTAAGCGAAAGGTGGAAAGATTTCTGGAAATTCGTTGAGGATGTAGGAGACAGACCTTCTCTGAACCACACAATAAAAGCGATAGACCCTGCAAAGGAGTTAGGAAGAGATAATTTTGAGTGGTACGTCCCTATAATAGTTGAAACAAATAGCGGGGATGTTAAGGCACAAAGAAACGAATACATGAAAGTGTGGCGTGACAAGAACTCCAGAAAAGTTAAAAACGCAAGCCTGAAAAAGGCTTTCGGTATAACACTCGATGATTATGACAACCTTCTTAATGGACAAAACGGAGTCTGTGCTATATGTAAAAAGAAAGAAACACTAAAGCAAAAAGGTAAAGATATGCCACAAGATTTAGCAGTTGACCACTGTCACTCGACAGGAAAAGTTCGTGGACTTCTTTGCCGTAAATGTAACACGGGTCTTGGAAACTTTCACGACTCGCCAGAAACAATGTTAAAAGCAATCGACTATTTAAACTCCCATTGGTCTGGGAACGAGTTAGCCCTAATGAGATGCCAAGCGCCTTAGCGGGGCTTACTCAAATAACAATAATAATGCTGGTAATGGGATGTAGCCGTCCCGTTACTGCTCAACAAACAAAGGAGTAGCAAAATGGCGAAATACAAATTTGGAAAAGGTATTCCTACATGGAACGGCGTTCCAATGATAGGAAACTATGACCCCTTCGCTGACCATTTTTATGTAAATAATCTTGCAGGAAGTGGAGTTACGAAGGCTGGTAAAGGCACAAGTGAAGCGCCTTATCTGACAATTCAGGAAGCATGTACGGCAGCAACAGTAAATTGTTATATTCATATCAAGGGAACAACGACAAATTATGACGAGGCAGTTACACTGACTGTTGATAATGTTAAACTCGTAGGTCACGGGTTTGGGGAATCGGGCGGTGCTTGGAGTTCTGATGCAGACACAACAATTCTCACCCTGTCTGGTGCTCAGAATGCAGAGGTAACAGGATTACTATTCCGCCCAGACGGTGCAACCACTGGTTGCGCTATAGATATTTCCGAGGTGGTATCTAATGATTCGGATGCTATTTATATTCACGACAATGTATTCAAATCGACAGGTGCAACCGCAAAATATGCGATAAAAGCTAACGGTTGTCCTGCATACGTCAAAATCTACAATAATCATTTTACATGGATGGATGAGTGTATTTCTGCTACTTCCGCGCCATTCACATCTGCAACAGGATGGGAAGTCGTTGATAATTACTTTAGCGATAAAGTAACCAAAGGCATTTATATGCCTATGAGACGTTGCCTTATTAAAGGTAATCATTTTAGCACAATGACAACCTGTATTGATACGGTTGGATATGGTGCTACGAATGGCGATTACAACGATGTCAATGGCAACTATATCTTCGAGACTGCTACATGGTCAAGTGTTACAGAAGCCCAGACAAATGATTCATGGCAAAACAATTTCCACAATTTTCTTCCGAATGTAACAATCGGTGGAGCTTAATATTAAATCAGATATGTTAGGGGAGAGGGTACGCTCTTTCCCCTATATATCTAAAGGTGGATACTATGGCAGGAAATGAGAAGCTATATAAGGTTTGCCCTGAATGTAGCGGGGTGGGATACCTCACCCGCAGAAATTACAGTACGGGTAGTAACGAAGAAATTACAGAGACAGTATGCCCCAACTGTAACGGCGATAAGCTGATGCTCTGGGGTGAATCAGAAAACTCCACGGCATTAAATGATGTTATTGACGACATATCAGACATTAAAGATAGTATCAATGACATTAAAGAGAAATGTGACGAAATCTTTGATGAGGTTAAAAAAGGTAAACATAAACCATAGGGGTAAATGAAATGCCAGAAGACAAAAAGAAAACTGAAAAACCGAAAACAGAACCGAAGAAAAAAGAAACAGCAGTAAATTATCCGCCAGAAAACGGTCCTGATGACGAATAGTATTTATGAGGCGAATAGAGCAAGAATCAAGTTAAAAGTAAATAAACAATTTTAATAGAGAGGTTTATTATGCGCCCAATTCACATCCAATTTAGCATGTCTGTAGCTGACGCTGACGGCATATGCGTTTCCCAAAAACCTACTGTAGCGGCAAATTTAACTATCGCAGGAGACCATGCTTCTGGCGGAGTTGCTACTATGCCCGTTGCAACATCCGGTTCAAATCAAGTAGACCCTATACCGAGGCATGTTTCAATTACTTCTGCTTCCGATGAATCAGGCGATACATTCACCATCACGGGAACAGATAGGTGGAATAACGCTTTATCAGAAGAAATAGCAGGACCCGGTGCAACCACTGTAACTACTACGGCAAACTTTAAAACCGTAACTCAGGTAGCTACTGACGGCGCGGCAACAGGTAATATCACGGTAGGTTCTGCTGACGAGGCAGACACAGTGCTTATTGTCACGGATTCTTATAGTGAGCCTATTACTTATGCAGTTGACTTGAGCGCAAGCGCAGACCTAACAAGCGAGTTTAAATACACGGTATCAGACGTATTTGATGAATCATTCAGCGCTGAAACAGCAAACTACATTGCCGATCTCGGTGCAAGCAATGGTGACTATGACGGCACTTCATCGGGACCTATAACAGGATGCCGATTTGAGATTACAAATTGGACAAGTACCGACGATATTGTCAATATCCACGTATTAACAGCAGCCCACTAAGGGGCTAACACCTAATACCCATAATATTCTTATGGGAAACATGATTATTTGTAAAGTGGAGCTGTTAAATGAAGCAATGTAAAAAATGTGG